ATGCCGCGCAGAGGAGAAAACATATATAAGCGAAAAGATGGGCGCTGGGAAGGTCGCTGCATAACTGGACATAATGAAAATGGCCATGCGACTTTTCAGTATTTCTATGGTCACAGTTATGGAGAAGTCAAAGAAAAGTTGTTGACACGGTACCAAAAAGTGAAAATGGACACTAAGCGCCAACACGGAATTTATTATAGTGACATTTTGGACGCATGGCTGCGAAACAAATATTTATCGGTAAAGGAATCCAGCTATGGAAAGTATCAGCACACCGTAGACTATTACATTCGTCCCCAGTTGGGTGGCTGTCGTGCCCGCGACTTATCCACAGCAGTTATAGAATCCTATATAGGAAACTTGTTGTCCAGTGGGCGGCAGAACGGCCAAGGCCTATCACCAAAAACTGTGCAGGATATTCTTGTGATTATAAAGGACACCGTTTCGTTTGCATTGATACACGGCATGCAATTGCCGTGCAAGTTAGAGAGATTGTTTGTCAAACAGAAAACCAGTGAAATACGGGTTTTTACACAGGAGGAGCAGCGAAAGTTAACAGTATTCCTTATGAACGATATGAATATAAACAAACTTTGCATGCTTCTGTGCCTTTATACAGGGCTGCGCATTGGGGAAGTCTGCGCACTGCGGTGGGATTGTGTTGATTTAGATAAACGGGCACTGCGTGTGCGGGCAACGGTGCAGAGAGTGCGTCTGCAGGATCCGGGAGATGGGCCTAAAACAAAAATGCTGTATTCCGAGCCAAAGAGCAAAACCTCCATTCGGGATATCCCTTTGCCGGAACAGCTGTTGCCGATCCTCAGGCAGTTTCAAGGAGATCCTTCTGCGTTCATTCTGTCAGGAGCAGCAGACCAATACCCAGAGCCAAGACTCTTGCAGTATTGGTTCAAAAAATATCTTGTGCAGTGTGGGATAGAGGATGCCAATTTTCACGCTCTGCGCCACACCTTTGCAACCCGCTGTGTAGAGAGCGGCTTTGAACTGAAAAGCCTGAGTGAAATTTTAGGTCACGCCAATGTGAATGTCACTTTGAACCGGTATGTGCATTCATCCTTCGCCTTGAAAGCAGAGAACATGGGGAGGATGGTGCTGCTGATGTAATAGCCGTCAGAAATATAGTCAAAAAAGGAGACAGAGCCTTGAAATTCCATGGCTCTGTCTCCTCTTTGCGTCAAGGGAGATACTTTACGAAAAACTTTACAGCTGTTAAACGGAGTGCTTTCCAAATGAATGAGATAAAGAAGTTGCAGGGGGTTCCGACGCAAATTGAGTACTTAAAGCCAAAGGGCGGGCGCAGGCACATTGCTTGGTGCAAGTATTCGGAGCATAAAGGCAACCGGCGCTATATTTGCAAGAATCCCGAAAGCCCGTATTCGGAAATTGAATGTCATTCGTGTAAGCAGTGCGATTATTACGAGGACAAGAGAACGTGATAGAAATGAAGAAAGGCCAGATAATATTCTTAGTTGTAATAGCAATTGCAGCCGTAATTCCTGTGCTTGTTGTTTTTGGAATCTACTATAAATATGGCTTTTGCAAGATTGAAGAGATTTGGTATGAAGACAGCCTAATTGACTATTGGGGCGTAATTATCGGAGCCGCACCGACGGTTGTGTTTGCGGCGCTTACATATAGGCAAACAGAGAAGATCTATCACATGCAGGATTCGTGGACAAGGGAAAACACAAAGCGGCCTTTCTTTATAATTGACCAGGTTACTGCCAACGAGGACGAGGCGCTAAAATGTAAGGATAACTGCTATGAAGGCGGCTTTTTCGATGAAGAGATTCCAAAAGACAGGTGTATTACGGTAATTTTGAGGAACATTGGCGAAGGTGTTGCGGTGCGTTTTCGCAATATGGCTGAAACTTTTGGGGATGCAGCTCCCACGGAAAAATTTGTACAGCCGGATAAGACGGTTCGCATCAGAATCCAGTTGTTCACGAGCGAAGCAATGCAGAAGGATGGATACAGAAACAAAACGGTGGAGATTTTATACCAGAACATTGTGGGAGTACAGTATCGACAGGAGATTAAGGTTGAAGAGATTTATCAGCCGGAGGATCAGGAGAGAGATCGAGATATACACACGCTGAAGATTCATGATATAAGCGAACAGACTATTCCTGAGTCGGATATCCCAGATAACGAGAAAAACACGAAGAATAAAGAACGCAGAAAAGAATAGGAGGACCAAAATGAAAAATAAAGGAATCCTCGGGGGTATCTTTACGATGGCGCTGATTCTTGTGCTGGTACTGGCTATGGGTAGCATCAGTGTGTCGGCGGAGGAGCCGACGATCATTGCCTCCGGCGACTGCGGCAAAGACGGGAGCGATGTGATCTGGACGCTGGATAGTACGGGCTTGCTGACAATTAGCGGCGAGGGGGAGATGACGTATCCGATTCCGTGGATTTCCTGGCGGGATAACATCAAATGTGTTGTCATAGAAAACGGCGTAACGAGCATTGCAGAACGAGCGTTTTCTCAGTGTACAAGGTTGACGAGCGTCACGATTCCAAGGGGTGTAATCAGCATTGGTGAGAGCGCATTCCAGGGCTGTACAGGTCTGATTAGTCTGACACTCCCCGATAGCGTGGCCAGCATGGGGAAAAGCGCATTCTATGGCTGCACAGGATTGACTGAGATATATTACAATGCCAAGGCAGTAGAAAATTTGAGTTGGAGTGATATTGTATTTTGGAATGCAGGGATATCTTCTGAGGGTCTTCGGGTGATAATCGGTGATAGCGTGGAGCGAATTCCTGCAGGTCTTTTCTATCGTTGCACAAGTTTGATAAGCGTGGATGTTCCCAATAGTGTGACCAGCGTTGAAGAGTATGCATTCTATGGCTGTACGGGCTTGACCAGCGTGACAATTCCCGATAGAGTGACCAGTATTGGGAAAAGCGCATTCTATGGCTGCACGGGCCTAACTGAGGTATACTACAATGCCAGGGAAGCAGAGGATTTGCAATATGGTGTGTTTCGGAATGCGGGGATATCCTCGGGTGGATGTCAGGTGATAATTGGTGACAGCGTGGAGCGAATTCCATCCAACCTTTTTAATAGCTGTACGGGTTTGGCCGGTGTAACGGTTGGCAGTGGTGCGACCAGTATTGGAGATGGGGCGTTCAAAAGTTGTACAGGTATGACCAGCTTAACAATTGGCAGTAATGTGACCAGTATTGGGAATAGTGCATTTTCGGGATGCACGGGATTGACAGAAATCATTTATAATGCAAGAAAAGTGAGCGACTTAGATCAAAGCACAAACGCTTTTTATGATGCAGGAGCTGCATCGGAGGGAATTGCAGTGAAGTTTGGAGAAGATGTAGAAGTAATCCCGGCATATCTATTTTATACAAACACACCTACTCCAGAAATAAATGTTGTGAGCGTATCAGTAGGAAGTGGTGTGACAGAGATTGGCGAATGTGCTTTTTGCAACTGTGTTAATTTGAGATCCCTTGAGCTTGGAGATAGTGTATCAACTATTGGCAATGAGGCATTTGCGAGCTGCCACGAATTGTCTTCCATAACTGGTGGCGGGGGCGTAACACAGATTGGCCATAACGCATTTAGGTACTGCAGCAGTTTGCAAATATTATCTATCGGTGAGAAGGTAACGACGATTGGCTCCAATGCATTTTATAAATGTAGCGGAATAAAAGAGATCCTCTATGATGCCAAAGCGGCAGAGGATTTAGCATACAACTCTAGTGTCTTCGAGTGCGCTGGTGGGTCGGAGGGGCTTAACGTAATATTTGGAAAGAATGTGAAAAAGGTTCCAGCAAATTTATTCTTTGTATCTACTTCAACCAGAAGACCACAAATCAACAGTGTAACTTTCACGGGGAATCCTCCGACAATTGGCTTGCAGGCGTTAGGAACGAACAGATATAGTAGTTGGACCATATATGCATATTACCCGTGGAAAAATGCGGCGTGGACGGAAGATGTTCGCAGTGCTTATGGAGAAAATATTATTTGGATCGGGGATAGTAACACACCGATATGTTCAGCTGAATGTGACATTGAGAAAACGGTATATTTGCAAGGCGAGAGTTTTGACCCTAACGGGATCAGTATGACAATAACTCATGAGGATGGTTGTGTGACAACAGTCCCTTATGCTGCGGGATTGTTGAAGTTGGGAGCATATGATTTTTCAACGCCGGGTGTGAAAGATATCGTGATTTCTTATCGGGATGCTGCGGCGAATGTGCAGGTTTTTGTTTTTGAGCGCAAGAGTGAAATCCTGGATAAAGCGGGTTATCCAGAGTCCAGTCATGATTATGAGAATGACCTGGATAAGACTTACACTTATACGGCAGATGATGCACGATCATTGCTTGTGACATTTTCGCCGCAGACTGAGGTGGAAACAAATGTTGATTATATCTACATAAATGGGGTCCAGTATACTGGGAAGGCATTGGCGGGCAAGAAGATTGAGGTCGCAGGAGATACATTGGCGATTCGCTTGGTATCTGATAACAGTGACAGCGCGTATGGTTTCTCCATCGACAGTATTGAAAAAGTCTATATGAATTCAGAAACAGTTATTTCGCCGACTTGTACTACTCGTGGATACACGATGCATTTGGCTACAAAATCGGTCGATAATTATGTAGATGCAGTAGGGCATTCTTTTGGCGACGATCCAATATGCAAGTCTTGCGGAGCTAAATTGACGGAAATCAGCCTTTCTGCCTTGCCACGAAAGACCAAGTATACCTTCAAAAAAGAAACCTTGAATGTTGACGGCGGTAAGCTGATGTTGCTTTGTGGTGCAGACAAAACAGAGATCGACCTGACGAATGACATGGTCTCTGGGTTTGACAACACCGTTCTGGGTAAGCGGACGCTGACCGTGACAGTAGGTGGGCTGACTACTACATTTGAGGTGGAGGTCATTGAGAGAACTGTCACCTCTGTGTCGGTGGAGAACGGCAAGCTGGCGAAGCATTACAGCGACGGCACCACTGAGGAAACACCGCTGATGGATGGCACGATTTCGGACTTTATGACTTCTGAAACCGGCGAAAAGACCATGACCCTTGCCAGCGAAAATCCCTGCGTGGTTGCCTATAAGGATGCCGACGGGAACTATGTAGCGTTGAAAACGACTGCCAATGAGGACGGCAGTTACTCTTATGTGGTGCCCGAGGAAGTCACCGAAGTGATGGTGGCCGTGAAGGGCGACTTGGACGGAGATGGCCGAATCAACATGAAGGATCTCGCACAGTTGCGGCACAATATGGCAGAGGGGACCGTGGAAGGCAGCCTCAAGCAGCTTATTATTGACTTCAATGGTGACGGTGTAGTCAATATGAAGGATATGGGCATACTGCGTCGGTATCTGGCTGGCGGGTATGGCATTGCATTGGAGTGGTAGGAAGCTGAAATTATCCTGTTTCGGAAAAATTATCAATTATGCTATCACCTGCGTACTACCAGCACTGCCGGTTCAATGAAAGATTTCAATAGTCAGCGTGCGGAATATTTCGGTGATAGTAGAAAAGGAGGAGTACCCGAGATGAAAAATAAAGGGATTTTTGGCGGCATCATTGTTGTGGTGCTGATCCTTGTCCTGACGCTGGCTGTGGGCGGGGGAAGTGTGTCGGCGGAGGAGCCGACGATCATCGCCTCCGGCAACTGCGGCAAAGCTGGCAGCAATGTGACATGGACGCTGGATAGCACGGGGTTGCTGACCATCAGCGGCGAGGGGGAGATAAGAGATTATGGAATTGTAAACTCAAAAACCAATGCGCCGTGGGTGAAATATAGGGATAAATTATTTGATTTGAATATTGAAACTGGGGTAACAGTTATCGGAGCAAGTGCGTTTGCCGGCTGTAATAAGCTGTCCGGTGTGTCACTTTCGGATAGCATAACGAGCATCGGAGATTGTGCATTTTTCGAATGCAGTGGCCTGACAGTTATAGAGATTTCAAAAAATGTTACGAGTATAGGGAGTCAGGCATTCGAAAATTGCACCGGTTTGACCAGTGTGACAATTCCGAATGGTGTAACGAGTATCGGTGGTCATACATTCGACGGCTGTAGCAATCTGCTCGGCATAGTGATTCCAGACTGCGTAACAAGCATCGGTGCATATGCATTCAATAACTGCAGCAGATTGACGAATGTAACAATTCCCCAAAGCGTAACAAATATCGGCAGTTATGCGTTCTGTGGTTGCAGCAGTTTGAGCAGTGTATTAATTCCCGAAAGTGTAACAAATATCGGCTATCTTGCATTTAAAGATACTCCATGGATAGCAAGTTTAGGAGAATATGCGATTATAAATAATATATTAGTTGCTTATCAGGGGAACGCAGCCGATGCGATAATTCCGAAAGAGGTTACAGCTATTGGAGGCTATGCGTTTCAAAATTGCGCAGAGTTAACTAATGTAATTATGTCAGATGGCATTACAGCGATTGGGAATTCTGCGTTCTATAACTGCAGCGGGTTGACCAGCATTACAATGCCCAATAGTGTAGTGAGTATTGGTAACTATGCTTTTTATGGGTGCAGTGGATTGACCAGTATAATAATTCCTGAAAGCGTGACAAGTATTGGACAGAATTCGTTTTGCGGATGCAGCAGTTTAACTGATGTTCAGTATAATGCGAAGTCTGCCATAGACCAGAGGGAAAGCGATCATGTTTTCGGTAAAGCCGGAATCCTTGGCAATGGCGTTCAGTTGACGATTGGGGATAGTGTAGAAAGAATTCCAGCATATCTGTTCTATGCATCGTCTGATTATCGAAATAATATTATTGGCGTGACGATCGGAAAGAATGTGACCAGCATCGGGAAAAAGGCGTTTTCGAACTGCGGGAAACTGAATAGCTTAGTAATTGGCGAAAGCGTTTCGAGTATTGGGGTTAATGCGTTTGCTGGTTGTTCAAAACTTGTGGAACTCCAGTATAACGCCAGGGCAGTTATTGGATTAAATATAAGTTCGGGGGTTTTCAGCTATTCTGGTTCAGGTATGAAGGTAACATTTGGTGACGGTGTGGAAGAAATTCCGAGTTATCTGTTCCATGATGATGATTATGCATATGGTAGCAGTCCTGAAATTAGCAGTGTAACAATGGGCGATGGTGTGACGAGCATTGGGAACGATGCATTCCATGGCTGCGCGGGCCTGTCCAGCGTGACGATTCCGGATAGCGTGACCAGCATTGGATACTGTGCATTCATCGGCTGCAGTGGCCTGACCAGTGTAACAATTCCGGATAGCGTGACCAGCATTGGGCAGTATGCATTCTCCGACTGCACGGGCCTGACAGAAATCTTATATAATGCAAAAGCGGCAGCGGATTTAAACTCCGGTTCCAAAGTGTTTTATAATGCGGGTTCGTCTTCGGGTGGCCTTCGGGTGGTGATCGGCGACAGCGTAGAGCGCATTCCTGCCTATTTGTTCTATGGCTGCACGGGCCTAACTGAAATCATATATAATGCAAAAGCGGCAGCGGATTTAAACTCCGGTTCCAAAGTGTTTTATAATGCGGGCACATCTTCGGGCGACCTTCGGGTTGTAATTGGTGATGGTGTAGATAAAATTCCAGCCTATCTGTTCTATGGCTGCAGGGGCCTGACCAGTGTAACAATTCCGGATAGCGTGACCAGCATTGGGAACTGGGCGTTCAAGGACTGTAATAATATTGAGAAAGTACATATATCAGATATTGCAGCATGGTGTGGAATAGTATTTGGTAGTTATGAGTCAAATCCTCTGGCGTATGCTAAAGATTTATATGTGAATGATGCGCTTGTAACAGATTTGACGATTCCGAATGGCGTGACCAGCATTGGGCAGTATGCATTCTCCAGCTGCACGGGTCTTACCAGCGTGACAATCCCGAATAGCGTGACCAATATTGGGAGCGATGCGTTCTATGGCTGCACGGGGCTGGCCGGCGTGACGATCCCGGATAGCGTGACCAGCATCGAGGACGGGGTATTCTACGGTTGCACGGGCCTGGCCAGTGTGACGATTCCGGATAGCGTGACCAGCATTGGGGGCAGTGCATTTTCTGGTTGCACGGGCCTGTCCAGTGTGACGATTCCGGATAGCGTGACAAGCATTGGCCGCTACGCATTCCATGGTTGCACGGGCCTGGCCAGTGTGACGATTCCGGATAGCGTGACAAGCATTGGCCGCTACGCATTCCATGGCTGCACGGGCCTGACAGAAATCTTATATAATGCAAAAGCGGCAGCGGATTTAGACTTTGATTCCAAGGCGTTTTGTAATGCGGGCACATCTTCGGACGGCCTCCGGGTGGCGATTGGAGATGGCGTGGAGAAGATACCGAGCTATCTATTCTCTGGCTGCACGGGCCTAACTAGCGTGACGATCCCGGATAATGTAACCAGCATTGGGAGCGGTGCGTTCCTTGGCTGCACCGACCTAACCAGTGTAACCATTGGCAATAGTGTGACCAGCGTTGGGAGCAGCGCGTTCTCTGGCTGCACGGGCCTGACCAGCGTGACCATCCCGAATAGCGTGACCAGCATCGGAAGTAGCGCATTCCACGGCTGCACGGGCCTGACCAGCGTGACCATCCCGAATAGCGTGACCAGCATCGGAAGTAGCGCATTCCACGGCTGCACAGGCCTGACCAGCGTGACCATCCCGGATAGCGTGACCAGCATCGGGGATGGTGCATTCTCCTACTGCACGGGCCTGACAGAAATCATATACAATGCAAGAGAGGCAGCAAACTTAACATACAAGTCCGAAGTATTCAAAAATGCGGGTACATCCTCAGGAAGTTTCCGGGTAGTGATTGGTGATAGCGTGGAGAAAATTCCGAGCTGTCTATTCTATGACTGCACGAGCCTATCGAGTGTAAAAATTGGCAATAGCGTGACCAGCATTGGGAGCAATGCATTCTATGGATGCACGGGCCTGACCAGCGTGGCAATCCCAGATAGCGTGAGCAGCATTGAGCACTATGCATTCTATGGATGCACGGGCCTGACCAGCGTGGCAATCCCAGATAGCGTGAGCAGCATTGGGAGCAATGCATTCTATGGATGCACGGGCCTGTCCAGCGTGACCATTCCGGATAGCGTGACCAGCATTGGTGGCCATGCATTCGAGGACTGCACGGGGCTGACCAGCGTGACGATCTCGGATAGCGTGACCAGCATTGGGTGGGGTGCATTCTCTGGCTGCACGAGGTTGCGGGACATAACAATTCCGGACAGCGTGACCAGCATTGGTAGCGGTGCATTCTCTAGCTGCGCGGGTCTGACCAGCGTAACAATCGGCAATAGTTTGACCAGCATTGGGAGCTATGCATTCTCTTACTGCTGGGGCCTGACCAGCGTGACGATCCCGGATAGCGTGACCAGCATTGGGGACTATGCATTCATAGGCTGTACACGCCTGACCAGTGTGACAATCGGCAATGGCGTGACCAGCATTGGGTACAATGCGTTTTATGACTGCAGCAATCTAGCAAGCGTATACTTCAACGCCAAAGAGTGCGCTGATTTCAAAGAAAACTCCGATGTATTTGGTAGCGCAGGCAAGAAAACCGAGGGTGTGACCATTACATTCGGAAAAAATGTACAAAACATACCGAGTTATCTTTGTTACGGATCGAAGTACAATAGCTATACCGAGAAATACTATTACTCGTCCGATTATGCGCCTAAAGTTAAAGAGATCATAATTGAAAATGATGTTCAGCACATAGGTAACCATGCATTCTATGGCTGCACAGGCCTGACCAGCGTGACAATCCCGGATAGCGTGACCAGTATTGGAAACTATGCATTCTACGACTGCACGGGCCTGACCAGCGTGACAATCCCGAGCAGCGTAGAAAGTATCGGAAGTTTGGCGTTTTCCAATTGCTCTCAATTGAAGGACATCTTCTACGGCGGTTCGGAACTGGCATGGAAACTGCGGTTCAGCAATGTCTCTGTGAGTGGAAATACAACCGTCCATTTTGAACAGCCCACAGGACAAATCTTAGTTTCCGGGAATTGCGGAACGGACGGAGACAATCTCACTTGGACAATTAATGACAGAGGCAATTTAACGGTCAGCGGCAAGGGAGCCATGAAGGACTATACGCAGTCCTACATAAATTATCAGTATGTTAATACATCTCCGTGGGGGAACTATGCGAAGTGCCTGTATTCTGCTGTTATTGAAAATGGTGTAACCAGTATTGGCGACTATGCCTTTGCCTTCTGTAAGAACCTGAAATCGGTGACAATTGGCGAAGATGTAAGTAATTTCGGCAGTTGCGCATTCAGAGAGTGCAGTAACTTGGAGGAATTGAACTATAATGCCAAGGCGGCTGCTGATTTAGGTACAAGCGAATATGTCTTTGACTGTGCCGGTAATTCCGGCAACGGTATATGCGTTTGGGTCGGAGAAAGAGTTAAGAAGATTCCCCGAGATCTTTTCTGCGGAGCAGCTACGTATTTCAGCAACCACGCGAATCTGCGCTGCGTATTTTTCAAGGGAAATCCCCCGATCATCGACGGCATCGGGTTAGTAAGCAGCCGCTCAAGCGTATATGCATTCTATCCTTACGAGAACAGTGAGTGGACGGCCAGCGCCCGCAACAGCTACGGAAGCAAATTGATTTGGTCTGCTTACAGCGATGCGCCGGCCACAGCGGTTTCCTGCAAGACAAACAAAACCGTCTATCTCGTAGGGGAAACGCTGGATGTGTCGCACCTTGTAATGACGGTGACGCGCGAGGATGGCTGCGTGGAAACGATCCCCTATGCTTCGGGCCTTCTGACGCTGGGAGAATACGATCTGACCACGCCGGGGACAAAGTCGATACCTGTGACCGGGCGGGGCGCAGAGGGAAAGCTGTCCGTCTATGTCCACGAGCAGAAGACCGAAACCCTGGACAAGGCAGGATATCCTGAGTCCAGTCACGATTACGAGAATGATCTGAATAAGACCTATACTTATAAGGCGGAGGGTGCTTTTTCTCTGGATGTGACATTCTCGGCGCAGACCGAGGTGGAGACAAATATCGACTACCTCTATGTGAACGGGACGAAGTACACCGGGACGGAGCTGGCAGGCAAGACGATTACTATCAGCGGAGATACTCTGACGATCCGTTTGGTGTCGGACAAGAGCGACAGCGCTTACGGCTTCTCCATCGACAGCATTGTGATGACCTACATGGGTCACGAGTATGAGGACACAGTCGTGCCGCCGACTTGTACCGAGCAGGGCTACACAATGCGGAGTTGCCCCTGCGGGAGCGTGGTCAAGCAGAATTATGTAGATGCCTTGGGACATGACATGGTGACAGACGCCGCTGTCGCACCGACCTGCACAAAGACGGGCCTGACCGAAGGAAGCCATTGCGCTCGTTGCGATGAAGCGACCACAGCACAGAAGGTTGTCCCTGCCTTGGGACATGACATGGTGACAGACGCCGCCGTTGCACCGACCTGTACAAAGACAGGCTTGACTGAGGGTAGCCATTGCAGTCGTTGCGATGAAGCGACCACAGCACAGAAGGTTGTCCCCGCCTTGGGACATGACATGGTGACAGACGCCGCTGTCGCACCGACCTGCACAAAGACGGGCCTGACCGAAGGAAGCCATTGCGCTCGTTGCGATGAAGCAACCACAGCACAGAAGGTTGTCCCCGCCTTAGGACATGACATGGTGACAGATGCCGCTGTCGCACCGACCTGCACAAAGACGGGCTTGACTGAGGGTAGCCATTGCAGTCGTTGCGATGAGGCGACCACAGCACAGAAGGTTGTCCCCGCCTTAGGACATGACATGGTGACAGATGCCGCCGTTGCACCGACCTGCACGAAAACTGGCCTGACTGAGGGCAGCCACTGCAGCCGCTGTGACGATCAAACTACGGCGCAGGAGGTCATTCCTGCGCGGGGCCATCGCTTTAACGCAAGACATATCTGCATGGTTTGCGGTGTTGAGGACCCGGTTGTGGAAATCACGCTGAAGAAGCTGCCCACTAAAGCTTCCTATGTAGTGAATAAAGAGGCGCTGGATGTGGCTGGCGGTGTGGTTTTGGCCCACTATGAAAGCGGAGAAACCGAGGAGCTCGAGCTGACGGCTGCCATGGTTTCTGGCTTTGACAATACCATTCTGGGCAAGCAGACGCTGACCGTGACGGTTGGTGGGCTGACGACTACCTTCGAGGTGGAGGTCGTTGAAAGAGCTGTTACCTTCGTGGCGGTGGAGAACGGCAAGCTGGTGAAGCATTACACCGACGGCACCACCGAGGAGGCGCCGCTGAAGGATGGCGCGATTTCCGACTTTGCGATTTCCGAAACCGGTGAAAAGACTTTGACCCTTACCAGTGAGAATGCCTGTGTGGCTGCCTATAAGGACGCTGATGGAAACTATGTGGCGCTGAAAGCGGTCGCCAATGAGGACGGCAGCTACTCCTATGTCGTGCCAGAGGAAGTCACTGAGGTAACGGTGGCCGTGAAGGGTGATTTGGACGGAGATGGCCGAATCAACATGAAGGATCTCGCACAACTGAGACGTAATATGGCGGAGGGGACCGTGGAAGGTGGCCTCGAGCAACTCCTTATTGACTTCAATGGTGACGGCGTGGTCAATATGAAGGATATGGGCATACTGCGGCGGTATCTGGCTGGCGGATATGGCGTTGAATTGGGGTGGTGAAAAAGCAGAATACAAGAGAAACTAAAAATGAGATTATAAAAGGAGTGCAGCATGAAAAAGAAAATTTGCAGTTTGCTACTGGCGTTGCTTATGATGGTGACTATGTTGCCGGTGACGGCGATGGCGAGCAATTCATATTACATTAATGGAAAAACTGTTCACTACGATGATTTTACGTCTTCACCCAATGAATGCTGGGTGTATGCTAATAATATCTATAACAAGATTTGGGGACAAAGATTTTCTAATGACTTTGGAGATGCGAATAATTCGTTGAGAAATCTTTCTGACAGTGAACTTACTCTCACATCGGCGCATCTAAAGGCATATGTTTCCAATGCAAAACTCGGTGCGGTATTGCGTATTTGCAACAGTGAATATCTACATGGTTCCGATGGATGGGGACATAGTCAAATAATTGTGCAAAAGGATAGTAACGGTTTCACTGTGTTTGAAGGTGGGCTTTCGGCATCACCATACTGTCGAGAAAAATACTACACATGGGGGGGATACCTTAATTCGTATTCCTATGCTTACATAAAGTATATTAAGTGGCCAGGGGCATCGGCATATGTGGATTCCCACACCTGCGACAAGGGTAGCTATGTGTACTACTGGGATGCACATCCCCATTATAAGTGCTACCAATGTTCGATTTGCGGGAAGATTTGGGCTGATAAGACGGAAACAACTCTGCTGAGCAGTTGTGACGAATGTCGTCCCGGAAAGCCTGCACTGTTGAATATGCAGAGTACATATGAAGCAGGAACACCGGTTACTTTTGCGTGGAATAGTACATCAAATACATCTCATTATAACCTGTGGTTATATCGTCAGGATGATTCTGGAGAATGGCAAGTCGTTGAACGAGTTTTTTATGCTGAAAGTGGATTGAGTAGGACGCTTTCGGAGGGGAAGTATCGTGCACAACTATTGTCATACAATTCTGAAATGTGGGAAGCTGACGGTAGTGATTGGGTTCATACTTACGGGGATGATTGCTTCTTTACTGTGGCCAAGCCAGAACTTGCCTCCGGCACCTGCGGTGAAAATCTGACCTGGGTATTGGAGGAGAATGGAACCTTAACTGTCAGCGGCGCTGGAGAGATGTATAACTATGCAAGAGACAGTGAGCCGTGGAAAGACTACCAAAGCAGTATAACGACTGTCTACATAGAAAATGGAGTGAGCAGCATCGGAGATTGCGCATTTGAAAGTTGCGAAGCGTTGACCGATGTGACAATCGCTGACAGTGTGACGAGTATCGGGAAAAATGCATTTGCCTGCTGCAGCGGGCTGACTTCGGTGACGATTCCCAGCAGTGTGACGAGCATCGGAGAATATGCGTTTCAATATTGCAGTAGCTTAAAAACGGTAGCAATTCCCGATGGGATAACGAGCATAAAAAAAGGAACATTTTACAATTGCACTGGATTGACCGATGTGACAATCGGTAAGAATGTAGAAAACATTGAAAGTGGTGCATTTGAATACTGCAAGGGACTTACATCAGTGACAATACCAAGCAGTGTAAGTAGTATTACAGGCAATCCATTTTCTGAATGTAAAAAACTAACCTCCATAACCGTTGCTGATGATAACCCAAGTTACATGAGCAAAGACGGTGTTTTGTTTGAAAAAAATGGAGAAACGCTTCTCTTTTGTCTACAAGGAAAAGAAGGGGACTATCAGATTCCAGACAGTGTAAAAAGCATCAATAGCGGGGCATTTTTCAACTGTGACAAGCTGACAGGTATCACGGTTCCTAACAGTGTAACCAATATACAAGAGGGGACATTTTTTGGATGCAGTAATCTGACATCTATAGTGATTCCAAACAGTGTGACCAGTATTGGAGAAGCTGCATTTAGCAGGTGCCGTAATCTGACACAGATGATAATTCCTGACAGTGTGGTTAGCATGGGTACCCAAGTGTTCTCAGAATGCACCGAATTGAAATCCGTTACACTGTCCAAAAACATGACGGCAATTCCATTCGATACATTCTTGTCTTGTAAAAGCCTGACATCTGTGACTATTCCTGATGGTGTGACAAGCATTAGCGCCTCTGCATTTAATTATTGTGCGGCTCTTTCCAGCGTGACAATTCCGGATAGCGTGGCTGCCATTGGATGGGCGGCATTTTCGAATTGTAGCGCGCTGACGGATGTCTATTATGACGGCACGGAAGAGCAGTGGAAACAGGTCAAAATTGATAATAGCAATGACGAAAACAAGTGTCTGAATAACGCAACCATCCACTTTGTGCAACCGGAGCCTCAGCCCCAGCCGCCGGTGGAGACCAGCGGGACGATCGCGGTATCTTCGGTTCGCGCCCGGGCGGGTCAGACTATTACGGTGAAGGTTGACCTCAGCGCCAACAAGGGCATTTCCAATATGCGCCTGCAGATGTCCTACCCTGAGGGCTTTACGCTGGAGAGCATTCAAAAGGGAGATGCGCTTTCTACCCTGTTTTTCACCCCTCCCGGAAAACTCACAGCCAATCCGGTGAACTTCGTTTGGGACGGAACAGATGCGGATACCTCAGAAGGCTGTATTCTGGAACTGACCTTCCGTGTGGCGGATACGGTATCGCCTGGAGACTATAAGATCCATATGAGCTACCAAAAGGGCGATGTTCTGGATAATGACTTGGAGGATATCGATTTGACGCTGCAAGATGGAGCTGTGACGGTGGCGCAGTTTACATACGGAGATGTCAATGATGACGGTGTGATTAACATGAAGGATCTGGGCGCACTGCGGAAATATTTCGCTGGTGGCTATGATGCAGACAAATTCGTAATGGAGGCTGCAGATGTCAACGGAGACGGTGTGGTCAACATGAAGGACCTTGGCATATTGCGTCGGTATCTTGCCGGCGGGTATGATATAAATCTTGGTAAATAACAGAAAGGACGCAGAAGATGAAGAAAAAATTGCTATCCATCATCGTCTTGGCAGCACTTTTGCTGCAGATGATCGTGGGAACTGTCATGGCGCAGGATGCGAACAACGGCAGTCTGACAGTGGAGACGAAAACAGTGCCCCTGGGGACAAAGGAAGTTTCCTTGCATGTGACTTTGGCGGAAAATCCGGGTATCTCTAATATGCGCTTGGCATTTACATACCCCGAAGGATTTACGCTGAAGAGCATTAAGAAGGGCGATGCATTGTCCAGCCTGACCTTTACGCCTCCCGGTAACTTGGCGGCCAATCCTGTGACTCCTATTTGGGATGGCCTGGATGCAGATACCAGCAACGGTGTAGTGGTGACTCTGACCTTTGAGATCTCTGACCAAGTGACTCCGGGCGAATACGCTGTGACCGTGGGTTATAAAGAGGGTGACCTTATTGATGGCAATCTGGAAGATATTGACCTGAAACTCATTCAGGGCGGTGTGGAACTCCAGTGTGCCCATGCAGACAAGACCGAGCACCCTGCCGTGGCCGCTGACTGCACCAACGCTGGCAATGAACTGTACTACACCTGCAACACCTGCGGTAAGCTGCTGAATAAGGATGGCGCAGTGATCGAGTCCGTACCTGTGCTGGATGCCTTGGGCCATAGCATGACCCACTACGAAGCCAACGCCCCCACCTGTACGGCTGCTGGTAATGTGGAATACTGGCTCTGCAGCCGGTGCAATAGGGCCTTTGCCGACGAAAATGGTGCGCAGGAGCTGAGTAAGACTACCGTTGATGCCCAGGGCCATGATTATGTGCATCATGACAAGGTAGAGGCTAGCCATGCTGCTGCCGGTATGGAAGAGCACTATACCTGCACCCGCTGCGATGCTTATTTTGATGCGCAGAAAAATGTGACTACGGAGGCTGCGCTGATTATTGACCAGATCCCTCACAGCTTTGGTGATTGGATCAAGACAGAGGATGGACATAAGCGTGTCTGTGAATGCGGTGCGGTAGCAGATGAAGGCGCACATAGCTTTGAGTGGGTCGTTGATGAAGCGGCTACCGAGGAAACCACCGGTATGAAGCACGAAGAGTGCACCGTTTGCCACTATGCTAAGGCGGGTGTTGAGATCCCCAAGTTGGACCATACGCATGCGATGGTTCATAATGATGCAGTTGCGGCTACCTGCACGACTGACGGTTCTGTGGAATATTGGCATTGCACCAAGTGCAACAAGAATTATGCCGATGAAAGCGGCAATCTGGAGCTGGATACGGTGAAGGTCGATGCGCTTGGCCACAAGATGACTCACAACGAGGCTAAGCCTGCCACTTGCACCGAGGATGGTACGAAGGAGTATTGGACCTGCGAGCGCTGCAATAAGAATTTTGCAGACGAGAACGGTAAAAATGAAATCGAGAATATCGTGATCAAGGCTGCCGGTCATCAGTATGGTGAGTATGTTGTGACCAAGCCTGCCACCTGCACGGAGGCTGGTGAGGAGACTGCCACCTGCTCTGTCTGCCAGGACAAGGTGACTCGTGAGATCAAGGCCATGGGCCATCAGTACGGGGAGTATGTCGAGACTAAGCCTGCTACCTGCACCGAGAAGGGTGAAAAGATTGCGGTTTGCAGTGTCTGCCAGACGGAAGTAAAAGAGGAGATCCCGATGCTGGAGCATAACTGGGATAATGGTGTCGTAACGAAGGCAGCCACTGCCACTGAAAAGGGTGAGAAGACCTTTACCTGCACCAATTGCCATGCAACCAGAGTGGAAGAAATCGCAGCTTTGGGCAGTAAAGATGTGGGCGTTGAAACCGGAGATAATTCTACTGTTGCCGTGTTCGTTCTGCTGGCCGTCCTGTCTGTCGGCGGCGTGCTGGTGCTGAACAAGAAAAAGGCAGAGCGGAACTGATTCAGGCTATCAGCCTTAAGCAAGCAGAGACCAAGATGAAGTGAATGCATTTTCGGTAGGTCTGTCCTTTTAAAAGTGACAATGAGGGGCCCCAAAAGGGGCCCCTCGCAATTAAAAAATTCAATCAAAACACGCTCATAAAAATTGAATATCCAAGTTTGTACCGCGGAGCCGCTTTGATTTGTCTTGCTCTCTTTGAGAGCAAGACAAATCAAAGCGGCCATGGTGGTGAAGGTAGATTAAGCGTTTTTTGCTCATTTGGTTCCAGAAAGGAACTGAATGAGCATTTTGTTTTGCGGGTCTTCTGCCTACGAGAGATGCTGAGATGACAAAAAAGTTTGGTGCAAACGGTGTTTTCAACGGCTAATAGAGTGAGAGAACTTTGAACCTCACTCCGCTGCTGATAAATCAGCGGCTTTGTTCCTTGAAAAACACCGCCCAAGCGGTCATATCCGGCAACTTGAATACATTAGCTGACGGAGCCAGCGTCAGGCCGAGTGCGCAAAGACCACCTGTGCGGAGCATCTCCGCATCAAAGGACGGCCAAATAAGGTGCAGAGCGATACCCACTTAGGCCAAGGAAGCTTTGGCAAGCTGTCCCCGCCATAATCCCGTCAGCCCATAATGATACTCCTGTACGCAGCTTCGAGAGATCCTCGGAGGGGTGAGAGTCCCGTGATGTGCGCCAGCACAGTTCAAGTTGCCGCTCTGCCTGGGGGAGTAGTGTCAAATACAGGCAAAGAGCAAAAAAGAAAAACAGAAGGCTGCTACATGAGTGGGGACTGGCAAGAGCTCGCTTAATTGGAGGCGGTCTTCTATTTTTGCTATCGAATGGAGGAATAAACGAAACGGAGGACTTTGGAATGAAAAAGATATTAGAGAAAAATGCAAATCAGATCCAGATGACCATTGAGGGTCATAAGGTAACGATCAGCTTTGCTCAAGAGGCCAATCCGACACTCTCTTCTCTGGTACGCAATACCTTGCTGGACGCATATCTCCGAAAGAATGGGTTGTATAGCGAGGAACAACCTGCATAGTGACACAGCAAAAGCATCTGCTGTAATACTCTTGACTGTCTCCATCGGAAATGATATAATTTCTTCGGAATTAAAAGCGTAATTCTGAATATAATATATCAAGGAGGCGGTCGGAATGCGTGCGACCTATGTAGACTTTACTTGTGATATTCTCAAAAAAGAAGCTGTCGGTACACCCATCTATACGAACCGTGTTGCGCAGCAGCTTGGAACGGTCTATCAGCTTGACAATAAGGAAGCCGCTGCAGCTACCGCTGTTGCATTCAAACGAATCATGGACGGAGCGGTTCTTCCTGAACTGAGATGCTACCAAAAGGGCATATATTACCGGACATCCGTGACGCCATTTGGAGAAGTCGGTATCAATAAGGAGCAGCTAATTGCAGACAAATACCTGCTGCCTAATATCGGCTATGAAACCGGCTTCACAGTTATGCATCAATTGGGGCTCACTTCTCAAATGCCGCGGCAGCGCATTCTTGCCACGAATGTAGCGAAAGAGTGTGCGAGAGCAGATAGAAAACTTGGCGTGACGATTCGCCCTCCCAAAACTGCCGTGACTGCGGAGAACAAAGCTTATCTGCAGGTGTTGGATGTTCTTGAACTTCTGGACAAAGCCCCGGTAGACGATGCCCATCCTTATGAGATCATCGCACGCCATATTAAAGGAAAAAGACTTGAGTACGGAACCCTGCTGGCTTTCGCAAATGACTTTTATAACAAAACGACTGTGCTTCATCTGGCAAGCACGGCAAGTGCAGGAGAGATGATATGAAACTACATTTGGACAAGGACGCATTTGGCGTTCTGCTGGAGGACATTCATTCAAGGACAGGCTACCGTACCGATGTGCTGGAGAAGGACTATTATGTCGTTCTGATTTTGAGTGAACTGGCCGAAATGCAAAAGGACGGTTTACCGGCCTACTTCAAGGGCGGCACGGCGCTGTACAAAGCGCTGAAAACGACCAATCGCTTTTCTGAGGATATCGATCTTTCAGTTGATACCAGAAACTGTAGCCGAAGCCAAAGCGTCAAGCGGCTGGAACGGGCGACTAAAAAGTATGTGTCACTCCCGAGAGATCCTGAGCAAGGACGCACTAATCGCTCGGAGGTTATTTCCGTATATACCTACGACCCTGCAACGGCCTACGACAGCAATGACGCACTGCAGCGCTTCGGTAAGCTGAAAATCGAGGCCACATCCTTTACAATCAGTGAGCCGGTCGATACCTTGGAGGTGTCTGCGATGCTCTATGATCTGGCCACCGAGGAGCAACGGCGAATACTGGAAACAGTTTATGAAGTAAGTCCCTTTAATATCCAGACAATCACCATGGAGCGTATCTTCGTCGATAAGCTGTTTGCGGCGGAAGCCTATGTTAGAAAGTCCTCTGTTGAGCATCGTGCCTTTGAGGCGGCCAAGCACATATATGATTTGGCTGTATTATCGCACAACCCCAAAATCGAACTTTTAATGGCGGATCCTGCTCAAATGGAGCATCTGCTGGATATCCGGCTGGAGGAAGAATCTGGCCGCTTAGACGGCATCCCCGGTGTAGCTCCCTCAGAGTTCACATTCTTCCAATCTGCCAAAGACAACGCAGATGTGCAGAGAGCATATGAGACGATGCAAAATCAATATGTTCTCCGAGAGCAGGATCGAATCGCATTCAGCTATGCAACGCAGGAACTTCTGCTGATTGAGCAGAAACTGCTGAAAAACCCTGCCTGGACCGAGAGAACAGTATCCTCTCAGAAAGCAGCGGAGGACGAGCAATGAGCAAGAAAATCTATACCTGTGACGCTTGTCACTATACCTTCGAAGCGCAGGCTGGATGTGACCAATGCCCGGACTGCAGCAAAAAGAGAGTGCGGCCTGCCGATGAGCAAGAACCGAAGGAATATCTGGAGCGCAAGCAGCACACAGACAGCTGGAATTAAATAAACATGGCGACAGGCCGCAGTTTACCACTGCGGCCTGTTTTTTATGCCGTGTGCGGTATGCTTTGATAAAAATATTCCGCCAAGAATTCAGTTCACCAGCGATGGGTACTTGGGTGGTACCACCTAAGCTACCACCCAAGCTGCCCAAGCGCAATTTTGCCGGATTGGAGGCCGTTTCTTTGTTGCTTATATTTCAAGGTTTTGATAGCTATTCAACCTGAAATGTGAGATAATCAAGGTGGCGGAATGCCGTGTACTTTGAAAAGTGAATACATGGAAAGGTGTATCTGAACCTCTCACATTTCTAAATCGTTAATTGAGAGGAAGGATACATTATGGCTGAAAGAGTTTGTTGTTCTTATCAAAATGTACTCAGCATCCAGAACAGAGTGTGCTGTCTGTACCGCGTCTCCACCACCAAACAGGTCGACCACGATGACCAGAATCAGGCCGATATCCCCGTGCAGAGAAAAGCCTGCCGTGAGTTTGCAGAGCGGATGGGCTGGACCATCGTGTACGAGGAACAGGAAAACGGCGTGTCCGGATTCAAGGTCAGCGCCAATGACCGTGACAAGATCCAGCTCATTAAAGAATATGCCGAGCAGGGAAAATTCGACATCCTGCTGGTGTTCATGTTCGACCGTATTGGCAGACGAGCCGAAGAAACGCCTTTCGTAGTCGAGTGGCTCATCAACCACGGTATTCAGGTCTGGAGCGTCAATGAGGGCGAACAGCGAATCGATACGCATGTTGACCGTCTCACCAACTACATCCGCTTCTGGCAGGCAGACGGTGAGAGTCAGAAAACCTCCATGCGTACCAAGGCCGCCCTCGGGCAGATGGTGCAGGAAGGCCGCTTCCGTGGTGGTTCCGCTCCTTACGGCTATGACCTGGTACCCAGCGGCACATATAACAAGCGCAAGCATGAGGTTTTCAAGCTGGAGATCAATCCCGATGAGGCAAAGGTCGTGCGTATGATGTTCGACCTGTGTGTTGGCTCCGGCTACGGCAGATTCAAAATCGCCAACTTCCTGTCTGAGATGGGTATCAAGACTCGTGACGGGAAGAACTGGCACGAAGCTACCGTCGGTCACATTCTGCATAATATCCTGTACACCGGAGTGCTTCGGAGCGGCAGTACGCAGTCTAAAGTATTCCCTGATCTGCAGATCATCTCGCCGGAGATTTTCGAGCTGGCGCAGAAACTCATGGCCGAGCGTGCTAACGAGTGCAATGCACTGCGAACCATGCCCCGCAACACCAGAGGACAGTCCCTGCTGTCCGGCAATGTGTTCTGCGGTCACTGCGGTGGGCGCCTGACACTGACCACCAATGGAACGACTCGAATCAACGCTGCCGGCGAAAAGGTTGGCCGCAAGCGCATCCGCTATGTGTGCTACAACAAGACCCGCAAGCGCTGTGACTGCGATGGGCAGACCGGCTACACCATGCACATTCTGGACAAGATGGTCACCGACATTCTCCATCAGGTATTCGACCGAATGCGCTCTGTAGAGGAGAATGAGATCATCTCCCGTACCCACCGCAGCGCCATGGTCAGTCTCAAGAAACGCCTTGTGGATGCCAAAGCAGAGTCCGCAAAGGCAACCAAAGAATATGAATCCTTGAAGCTGGAGATTATCAAAGCTGTGCAGGGCGAGAGTGCGTTCCCGATGGAAATCCTGTCAGAACTGGTCAACAATGCCCGCACTAAGATGCTGGATGCCAATGCCCAACTGACGGAACTCAACGAGGAAGTCGAGCAAAGCAATCAGCGTATCGAAGCCATCAAGGCGGATTACCGTCGCATCATGGAATGGTCCGAGATGTTCGATGGCAGCGACATGGATGTGAAGAAGATGATCGCAGGATACATCATCAAGAGAGTTGATGTGTACTCCGATTATCGCCTGCACATCGAGCTCAACATGAGCTTCGCACAGTTTGAACTGGGACTGGGTTCCCAGGAGATCAACCCGGCGTAAACAAGCAAGTTGCCAGCTGTGTTGACGGGAGCGCTATTACCTGCAATAATAGTGTTGGGGAGGTGTATCCGAGCCTGAAGTGAAAGGAAGGATACATGAAGAAAAGAGTATGCTGCTTATATCGTGCCTCAACGACAAAGCAGGTAAACTATGACCCACTGAAACAGGCGGATATCCCAATGCAGAGAAAAGATTGCCGTAAGTTCGCGGAGTCCATGGGCTGGGAGATCGTTCAGGAGGAACAGGAAGCGGGTGTATCAGGGTTTAAGGTCAGCGCGGCCGACAGAGAGGCTATCATCAGGCTCAAAGAGGATGCGTTAAAAGATAGATTCGATATACTTCTCGTGTTTATGTTCGACAGACTTGGCCACAAAGAAGATGAAACACCATTTATCGTGGAGTGGTTCGTCTCCCATGGCATCGCGGTGTGGAGCGTGAAAGAAGGGGAGCAAAGATTTGACCAGCATGTGGACTTTTTAATGAATTATATCCGTTTTTGGCAAGCCAGCGGAGAAAGTAAAAAGACCTCCATTCGGACCAAGACCGCATTGGAGCAGCTTGTTGCCGAAGGAAGCTTCCGCGGAGGCATTGTTCCCTATGGCTATAAACTGGAACCCAGTGGAATCCTCAACAAGCGCAAGCACGAGGTGATGAAGCTTGTTATTGAGGAGAATGAAGCCGATGCGATTCGCTTGATGTTCCGTCTATGTGTCAACTCCGGATATGGAAGATGCCGGATCGCTTCGGCCCTCAATGACAGTGGCCTAAAGAACAGAGACGGACAAAACTGGCATGAGGCGACAGTCGGGCATATTCTCCACAATATTCTGTATACGGGGGTCCTGCGAAGCGGAAGCAGCCGGTCCGATGTGATCCCGGAATTGCAAATCGTTGCTCCGAACACCTTCTGCCAGGCACAAATACTGATGCGGGAACGCACAAATGCACATGACGCCGCAAGGACACTTCCTCGCAACACAAGGGGCCAGGCGATGCTTTCCGGGAATATCCGCTGCGGACACTGCGGCGGACGGTTGATCCTGACCAGCAGCACAGCCGATTATGTCAAGGCAGATGGTACCTGCGTGAAGAGAAAGCGTACACGCTATATATGCTACAACAAGGTGCGAAAAAGATGCCCTTGCAGCGGACCGACCGGCTACACGGCACACATCCTGGATGCAAGGGTAAAAGCATATTTGCGTGAGTTATTTGCGGCGGTAAAGTGCGGCGGGATATCAACGGTCACGGACGATACAAAGAAGCAGCTGGCGGAAAAACAAGCCGAGCTTCTGGAGCTTACACAGCAATTCGAAGAATCGCAGAGTCAATATGAGCTGTTTAAGGATCGGCTCCTCGACTCCATCCAGCAGGCCGATCCCAAACGCCAGAGCATGCTGACAGAAGTCCTGGATGAAGCATACGAGAGGGTCGTATCTCTGCGGAAAGGCGTTGGGATCCTGCAAGCGCAGGTGGAGGGATTATCAGAGACCGTCGCAGAACCGGAGAAACACGCTGCGCGGATCATGGAATGGGCAAATATCTTCGAGGTCTGCAGCGCTGAGACACAGAAAATGATTGCGGGCTATATGCTCAAATGCGTGACCGTGTTCCAAGACTACCGCATGGACATCCAAACCAATGACATCGGCATTGCAATACCGATGCTGGGCACAGAATCAACAGAACAAATTTAATTGGCCATTCAAACGATCTTAATAGCTGGAGATACCTTGGAAAGATGCCTGTGGGGGTGCTTGACCGATGACTCGGGAGAGCGCTTGAATGGCATTCAAGAGGTCAGCGGTTCGATCCCGCTTATCTCCACCAAAACAGGGTATTTTCGATGAAAATACCCTGTTTTTATAACTTTTTAGAGGATATTATTTTCCTAAAACTTGCGCTACTACCAATCTACTACCAATGCCCGAAACGGCTACAAAGCGTCGGTGATGCGGCGGAGACTATCCACATCCACATCCTGATAGTGCCGGAGCATTTCGGCGGAGGTGTGGCCGATGAGACGCAGCTTGTCCTTGTCGGGGGCCGGCACGTCCTTAAGCAGCGTGGCAAAGGTATGTCTGCAGCTGTGGGGCGTAAGCAGCCGCACCTCAGGGATGGCCTCCAGTGCCTTACGGAACTGATCCCGGAAGTAGGTGGGATTGCAGGGCTGATCTACCTTGCGGGCTTCCCAGATGTACTTCCTGCCCGTCTCTCGCAGCGCCACCGCGCAGTACCGCAGACTTTTGGGAACAGGGATGTTCCGGTAACTGTCGCGGGACTTGAGAACACCGATGGTGGCTGTTCCTTTCTGCATGTTGATGGCCTGTTCGATATGGATGACCGAGCCATCCGGTTCGATGTGTCGTGGTTCCAAGGCAAGCAGCTCCTGAGAACGCATTCCCGTTCCGAGCATCGATCGGATGCTGAGGCCGATGCGGTCTTCTGGCAGCCGTTCCATGAGGATAGAGACTTCCTCCGCAGTAAAGGCATCCTTCCGCTTCACCGGTTCGCGGTAGCGCATCTTTTCTGCGAAGCGTACCGGGTTCTTGCGGATGAGATCGTTGGCCTCGGCCTTGTTCATGATCTGATACATCATACCCCTGCACTGAGTCAGGCAGGAAATGGAGCGCCCTTCCCGACGAAGGTTCTTGAGCATGGTCTCCACATCGATAGGCTTGATGTCCTTGAGCTTTTTGCGGGGAAAGTTTACCTTGAGGATTCGCAGCGTGTACTGATAACTCTCCTGTGTGGTCGGCATGATGTTGTCCTTGTGATTTTCGAACCACATATCGGCCCAATCAGCGAAATAATAGACCGTGTCAACATCCAAGCCTTCTGCCTTGGCGCTCTGGTACGCCTTGGCTTTTTCTTTGACTTCTTTCTGAGTCTTTGCGTAAAAACTTTTGTATTTGCGTCTTCCGTCACTTTGGAAGCCTACCATCAGTGTCAGCTCCCAAATGCCGTTTGGATGTTGGCGAAGACTGCCTTCGCCGTGCGCCCTTTTCCTTGCCATGTTTACTCCTTTCTCTGGCACAGGCGTTTTGCAATTCTATCATAGATCACGCCACCAGAATTTGAAATACCCGGTTCCGCCTACCACGGAAATTTTTTGCCGTAATCGGCGGTTTTTTGTTGTCGATTGTTGTTGCTTGATATAGAATGGACATATATAGAGATGTTTGAGTCCGTTTTATGGGACTAATGTTTCTGTATGCTATAGGTGTAATCCTAAATAAGCATCATAGGAGGGAACGAGTATGGCTAATTTTATGGAACATCTTGGGTTGGATTTCCTTGTAGAGACTGAAGACCAAGTGCGCGGTCTTTGGGGGTATATTGCGCAGGAAGGTAAAGCAATTACCGGATACTATGGCTACCCTTACCTGAATCAGCATTTCGGGGATGCACAGCTGATTCTTCGCACGATTCGTAATGATGAAGAAAAACGCATTGAGGTTGTAGGTATGGATATTCATTCCTCCGGCAACTGCGTTTGGGAAGTTTACCTTTCTGACATGAACATCACGCGGAAAGATGCAGATGTCATGGAGCGCCGCTGCGTAGTCAAGCGAAAGAGCGATGGCGGAGGTATGGCAGTCGTCAATATTGTCAATGCGGATGTTCTGCCGAGCTTTGATGAAGGTACGGAACTGAAACTTCAGATGATTGCATTCCCTGCTTTCATCGAATACTTCAAAGATGAGGATGAATATGCCAGTGCGCAGCCGGAAAGTCGTAACGGAAAGAAATGGCTTCTTTCTGACGGAACCATGATGCCTACCGGCCTTATGCGCAACCGGGATCCGGAAAGCGATGAGTTCGAGTCGAATGAAGATTTGGATGATTTGATGCTGATCCGCGGCACAGTAAAGAAGCTTTATCACGGTGTATTTGAATTGGGCGGTGAAAAGCATAATGCGTATCTTCGCTGCATCATTGGAACCGAATATGGTGACCTCGAAATCGTTCATACCATTGATGAGGTAAAAGAAGAGCATCGTGATAATATCCGCGTCGGTGCTACGGTTAATGGCGCCTTTACGCTTTCTGGCGATGCTGCTATCTACGAATACGATCAGGGCATTGTTTTAGACGAAGCTAACGATTTGTCGATTCTCCGTTCCACTTTTGCCGGTGCAGATCCGGAACGTATCCGTTTTGTGTTTGCTGAGGATGCAACGTATCTGGCAGAGTATAATAACACAACTTATACCGGACGGGATGAAATCGTAGACCGCTTGAAATATGTTACCGAATCTGCAGACAGCAAGCATTTTGCACATTTGGCTACGATTGTTTCTGTAGATGAGGGCGATGAGCCCCTGCCTTATGATGTAGGTAAACGCTGCATCGTCATCGCATCCGGAGAAGAACATAACTATGAGACTATTGCATTTGCAGACATCGATGCAGAAGGGCGTATCTGCAAGTTGGTGACCAGTGGCAACAGCAGATATCATTTCCACATTGATGAAAAGCCTAAGCCCAAGACCCCGTTGGATGATGTCGAGATACCCAAGTCAGTCGTTGAACCTATCATTATGCGCGCCAGATTCCACGGCGTGATCAGTGATGATGTGACCGATGACATGATTTTGAACGAACTCAATGACGCGAGAATGTACGAAAACAACATTTGCAATATGCTCGCTACTATGCCGACTGGTGATGAAAAAACAAATCTTGGAAATCTGTTTGACTATCTGTTTGCGAAAGCTGTTGAAACGGAGTTTTCCGAAAAACAGCATGTTGGCCTGTTTAAGAAGCGGCTGGTTGTCAGCTATACGCCCGGTGACGCTTGGGCTGGAGAAATCAATACCCTCTTAAAACCGGAACAAAACGAAAAGATTGTCGCGGCTATGGAGCTGGGCAAACAGTTTGCTAAGGACTTTGCTTTCTTCCATCCTTTTGACGAGCCTCATGATGACGAATATGATGCTGATTTGCTCAAAGCCTTAATTGTTGTCCAACAGTTAGGTAAGCTTTATGAGCCGAAGTGTATGAAATAACTCCTTTGAGCCGATGCCGATATGGCATCGGCTCATTTTTGTTCAGGCGGATACCTGCTCGTCCATCCACTGAATGAACTTGTTCCGGTAGACTACCATTCGCTTGCCGATGAAGATGGTTGGGAAGCCTTTGCTTCGCATCAGTGTATACGCACCGGCGCAGGAGATACCAAGGACAGCTGCCAGCTCGTCTGCGCGGAGGGTGATCGGCAGCTGATCAAGGGATGTATAGGTCATAGTTTCGGTCATATATGAACTCCTTTCATGGGTAAAAATGTAGACAAATTGAAGTGGGCTTTGCGCCCATCAGGGGAAATCATTCAGCCACCCTTGAAGTGGCTTCTGGAAACCCTTGAAATGACTGGCTTTTGTGGGGTTAATTGTCTACGCTCGACCTCTTTTTTCGGGCGTAGGCGGCCTTCTGTTTACGATGCACTTCGGCAGCACAGTCAGGGCAGTATTTGGAGCGTCCCGAACGGGCGATATAGCGGGCACCGCAGACTGTGCATCGGCGCATATCCTTCGGATTGAAGATGTCTTCTTCCAGCTCCGGCTCTGCCGGAAGAACTGCGCGGCGAAAGTATTTGTAGATGAGTGTGTAAGCAATGGACTGCGGACAGGCACAGATTTCTCCGTCATCCAGCAGGAGGCAGTTGCCGTCAACATTGTTGCAGCAGAGCTTGACCAGCCGCCAGACGCGGCGGGCTTGCTTGGGTGTGAGGCGAAACAGTTCGCCGTCCGGTCTTCGCTCGATAGGTTTCACCTTTCTGATCTCATCCCACATCCGCATCATCCTCCTTCATGATCAGGCGAGCATCTGCAGGGTAGTTCAGGGTGATGACTGCCGATTTGCCGAGTCCCTGTTTCTTACGGATGATCAAACCGCTGTATTCCAGCTCGCGGAAGATCCGTGTGGTACACTGACGGCTGCGGTGCAGTTTCTTCTGTACCTGCTCCACCGTGAAGTACAGGCGGATCGTGCCATCGGGATCGATATAGCCGTTCTGTCGGGAGATACTTGCCCTGTCCAGCAGGAGAGCGTAGAGGACTTTTGCGTCATTGCTGATGCCCTGCAGTTCTTCGTCCAGCAACAGAAATCGTGGCAGTGGTATGTAGGAAGCCGCTGGGCTTTTCACTGTAAACTTACAAAGATTTTTCATAGAACCTCCATCCCATCCATCCTATCCAAACTCAGTATTGATTGGATTGATAGATGATTATCTTGAGAGTTAATTTATTTCTTATTATTTAGAGAATGAATTTCATCCCCGGTGAAGGTCAGGGAAACCGCCATCCAGAAATCCAATCATAGAACGCTCTGGAGAGTTTGCTTATCCGTCGCCTGAAAACCCGGTGCCGGTAAATCCATACACGGTGTGCTTGTGGCGGCAGTTCATCCTTCTGTGTCTGCTTCAGTAGTTGCCAGATCTCAGCCTGTCGTGCTTTCAGATCAGCCACATCCTCTGCGGAAAAGTGACCGGTCTGATTTATGCATCGGCAGATGTGATTGATGTTGGCAGCTGCTCTGCTGACAGCCACAGCCAGCTTTTTCTGCTCGGTGTGATCCACCTTGATGATGTAGCCGTCGATAGCCATTTTGCGAAGATACGCTCCCATATTGCGGGTGCTCAGCTGTGCCATTTTGTTTTTGATGAGCCGGTGTTCGTAGTCGCTGACACAGAACTCAATGCGTATCGGTCGAGTTCGATTTGCCATGGCATGCCTCCTTACCAAAGAAAGATGCCGTCACACTCTTTAATGGTGAGGAAACCGATTTCGCTTAACTCAGACAATGCAGGGACGATCCTTTCGTCAGGAACGTTCAGTAATACAGCGAGCTCCTGAAGATCATGGTTGCCCGTGGGAATTGCTTGAAGGATCCCTGCAAATGCTTTAGGTTTTTATACAAGGGCATAATCATAAAACACAACAAAACCGAGCCAACCTACACTAAAACGTCGCTATTTCTTTGTGAAAAGCGACGTTTTTTTATGGCCCGGACTGAGAAAGGAGTGGTGACAACCATATAATCTAAAAAAGAAAGGGGGAAGTTTTTTCGTTAGCCAGGCTGAGAGGTCTGGCTTTTTTCATTTCAAAACAAGGAGGTTAGCGAATGGCAGATGACAAACTGAAAGCAGGCCCGGAGTCCCCTGGCGAGGGCTCTGTTGGGGATGCTCAAACTGTGACGAAGCCCCCTGTCCCGGAAACGGTAGAGGAGCCCGCAGCTGGCACCGGCCCGGTACGCCAGCCGGAACAGTCTGTTACCCCTGGAATGGGCGGGGATGTTCCAGCCCAGCCTGCGCCGCAGGTTGAAGCTGATAAGGTGAAAAAATCCCCCGACCAGGATAAAAAAGTGGAACCGGAGGAAAAGACGGCAAAACGCCGGGGCCGTCCCCCCAAGGAGCAGGATTCTCCCCAGGGGGACAAACCGGAAAAGGGGCCGGAGCCCCGCACAGGCCGCCCGGCCAAGGCTGACAAGGCGGCCCGTGGCGAGTCCCCGTCCCCAGCTCTGGACAAAGTGTCCAGAAGTAAGGAACAAGAGCTTACCCTCGCCCAGCGTGGGGGAAAAATACGACGGGAACGCAATCAAAATGTGAAAGATTTTTTGTCGGGCAAGCGTGAAACTCCCTTTGCGGATGGTAAGCAACCGCCTAAATCCACTAAGGCCGCCCCGGTCAAGGAGGCGGAGGCACCCGCCCCGGAGATCAAGCTGCCGCCTACGCCGGAGGTGCCGCCCCGCCCGGTGGAGCAGGGAAAAATCGTCTATTTGAAGCTGTCAGAGCTTCATCCATTCCATACCTTGCGGGATCACCCCTTTAAGGTGCAGGACGATAAGGCGATGGACGATCTGGTGGCGACGATCAAGGAACACGGCATTATGACCCCCGCCACCGTCCGCCCGGAAAAAGACGGCAACGGCTATGAGATCATCGCGGGCCACCGCCGCTGTCATGGCGGTGAGCGGGCTGGCTTGGATGAGATCCCCTGTATTGTCCGTGAGATGACCGATCTTGAAGCTGTCCGTGAAATGAAGAACAGCAACAAGCAGCGGGGCGACCCTCTCCCCAGCGAATTGGCAAAGCTCCTGGATTTGGAGCTGGAAGCCATCAAACGCCAGGGGGCCCGGCCCAAAAATGACAAGGAAGCGGAGGCCCTGGGTAAGCTCTCGGTGGAGATCGTGGGCAAGGAGCATGATATGAACTATAAAAAGGTGCTCCGCTATGTTCGCCTTAACCATCTTGTCCCGGAGCTTCTGGAAAAGGTGGACGCTAAAAATATGGGATTTATGCCCGCTGTGGAACTGTCGTATATCAAGCCGGAAAACCAGCGGCTTATCGCCGTGTCCATTGATGGGGAGCAGTCCTCCCCCTCGGTCAAACAGGCAAAGCGGCTCCGGGAGCTCGACCAGGAGGGCTTGCTCAACGGCGATGTGATCGATGGTATTTTGAGCGAAGAAAAAAGGGAGGTTGACAACGTGATCATCAGTACCGACGAACTCAACAAGTATTTCGGCAAGGAGGTCACTCCTGCCAAAATGAAGGAGCAGATCATAGCCCTGCTGGACGAGTGGAAAGAGAAACAGCCGCCCGAACTGGCAAAGCCTGAGAAGAAACACGAGCTCGATAAGTGACCGGGCCCCGCCTCTGGACACTTTGTCCAGAGGTACGCGCCCTGCGCTTGGGATGGGCTCTGCGGTGATATATCCCCCGTCGCCGGGGTTTATGCTGCACAGCCGGGAGTGGGCCGTCAAGGGGCGGAACGCCCGCCGCTTGCGGCGGCCTGCCCTTTACGGCCTGCCCCGGCTGTGCTATTTCCGGCAAGCGGCGGGGGTATATCCTCCAGAGCCGCCCCCTTTCCCTGGATAGGGAAAGGGCGGGGGGATAGGGTTGACCCCCTACCTATTAAATATAAGAAAAAGAAACGGAGGTTTTGATTATGAAGCGACCCCTTGCGTATGTGACCGCCGCATGGCGCGGCGGCGAGTGCGAGGTCATGGAGCAGGCAGCTAAATACTGCCGCATTGTCTATGATGCGGGATATTCCCCCATCTGCCCTATGCTCTATCTGCCGCTGTTCCTCAATGACGCAGTGCCGGAGGAGCATAAAAGCGGTATTGATATGGGGCGCGACCTGCTCCGGCGCTCCCGCGTGCTGGTGGTATGCGGGAGCTATGTCAATGTAGCGGTGAAAAATGACATCGCTGTGGCCCAGCGGCTGGGGATCACCGCCACCACCCTGGACGGCATCCTCACCGTCAAGGGCCAGAGGCGGCGCTGATATGGCGGTCATTGAGGCGTATGTCACCAACCTGGGGAAATACAACGAGGGTGAGCTGGCAAGCGAGCCGTTGAAATTCCCCACGACTACGGAGGAAGTACAGGCGCTCCTTAAACGGATCGGCGTTGACAATATCCAGTATGAGGAGATTTTTATTGCCGACTATGACGGCGACCTGCCGGAACTCAACGCCTGCCTGGGAGAATACGAAAGCATTGACGAGCTCAACCATCTGGCCTGCCTGCTCTCCGAGCTGGATAAAAGCGATTTGGAAAAGTTTGAGGCGGCTGTTGCCAGCGGCGAGCATACCTCCGGCGTGGGCGACCTCATCAATCTGGTGGAAAATCTGGATTGCTACGATTTCTATATCGGCGTGTCTGATGATGAAACCCTGGGCCGCATTTACGCGGAGGACATGGAACTAATCAACATTCCCGAAAACCTGCGGGATTATTTCGATTATGAGGCGTATGGCCGGGATATGCGGATCAATGAGGATGGCGGGTTTGTCAAAGGCGGTTTTTTCCTCCCCAACGGCAGCCAGTTTATTGAATACTACCACGGGCTGGAGGACATTCCAGACGAGCACAAGGTTTTTGCTTATCCGCAGCTTTCCATCCGGGAGCAGATGGCGGCTTATAAAGAAGTCATTGACCGTTTTCCCCAGGCGGCGGAACGCCCCCGCCCGGAGCAAAGCCATACAGACCGATAGCGGCACTTCTGGACACATTGTCCAGAAGTGCTTTTTTCGTGTGGAAGGAGGGATAAGGGCTGATAGACGAGGACGTTTCCAGACGTACCATAGCAGTATCTATTAAGGCAAGCAAGCTCACGGCGCGGGGGCTTGCCTATGTTCTCCAGGCGGTAGGCCGGAAGATCGCCAAACATCACCGGGCCAAGCAGACGCCCCACGGCAGGCAGACGGTGGGGCAGCTCATGGGCCACGGGGCTGCCACCAACAGTATCGAGGTGGAGGCCCCGGCCCTCTTTGACCGGGTAGCCCGGAAATGGAATGTGGACTACGCCTTTTATCAAGTCGCGCCGGATAAGCACCTGCTGTTCTTCAAGGCGGGGCAGGCCGACGCGATCACAGCCTGTTTCTCCGAGTATTCCAAACGGCTGCTAAAGCGCACCAAATCCACAAAAGCCCCCATCCGGGAGCAGATCAAGGAGGCCGCCACAGAAGCGGCCCGCCAGCCCGCCCAAAAGCTGGAACGCACAAAGGAGGCGGTGCATGAGGACAGGTAGTGTCAAAAAATATGTGATACCAAACATCCCCTATTTGTTTGTGCTGTGGGCCTGCCTAAAGCTGGGGACAGCCTACCGGCTGGCCGCTGGCGCGGATTTCCCCCATAAGCTCATGGGCCTGGGGCAGACGGTGGGCCCGGCCTTTGCCAACCTTGCGCCGGGGCTTGATCCCTTTGACTGGCTTGTTGGCATTGTGGGCGCGGTGGGCTTCCGGCTGCTGATCTACTTCAAGAACAAGAACGCAAAGAAATTCCGGCGGGATGAGGAGTTCGGGAGCGCCCGATGGGGCGGGCCTAAAGATATAGCCCCTTTCGTCGATCCAGTCTTTGAAAACAATGTTATCCTCACCGGGACGGAGCTTCTTACCATGAACACCCACCCCAAAAATCCGGCCAACGCCCGCAACCTCAACGCCTGTGTGATCGGTTCGTCCGGCTCCGGCAAAACCCGGTTCTGGCTCACCCCGCAGCTTCTCCAGGCCAGCGCGAAGAAAAAGGGCGGGTGCAGCTTTGTGGTGGTCGATCCAAAGGGCGGGGTTCTCTCCCAGGTGGGGGCTTTCCTGCAACGGAGGGGCTATCGGATCAAGGTGTTCAATTCCATTGATTTTTCCCAAAGTATGCACTATAACCCCCTGGCGTATATCCGCAACGAGGCTGATATTCTAAAGTTTGTCGATACCCTCATAGCCAACACCAAAGGCGAGGGCAAGGAGGGTGATCCATTTTGGACAAAGGCGGAAACGCTTTTGTACTGCGCCCTTATCGCCTATATCATTTTCGAGGGCCCCGCCGAGGATCGGAATATGAATACCCTGGTGGATATGATCTCCGGCATGGAGGTGAAGGAGGACAACGAAAACTTTATGAACGCGGTGGACTATATGTTCAAGGGGCTGGAAAAGCGCAAGCCGGATTGCTTTGCGGTGAAGCAGTACAAGAAATATAAGCTGGCCAGCGGCAAGACGGCCAAAAGTATTCTGATCTCCTGCGGCTCCCGGCTGGCCCCCTTTGACATCCCCCAGCTTAGGGAGATCATGAGCTATGACGAGCTGGGGCTTGACCGTATCGGAGATCGGAAAACGGCGGTGTTCTTCACCATTTCCGACACCACGCCAACCTACAACTTCCTTGTGGCTCTGGCTTTTTCGCAGATGTTCAACCTGTTGTGCGAGAGGGCCGACAATGTTCATGGGGGCCGCCTGCCCCATCATGTGCGGGTGCTGTGGGACGAGGCGGCCAATACAGGGCAGGTGCCCAACCTGGAAAAGCTGGTGGCCGTTATCCGTTCCCGTGAAATATCGCTGACGCTCTTTTACCAGCAGATGGCGCAGTGCAAGGCCATTTATGACAAGCACGCGGAAACGATCATGGGAAATATGGACAGCGTGGTTTTCCTGGGTGGCAGGGAAAGCTCCACCATCAAGGAGATTTCGGAAAACTGGCTGGGGAAGTCCACCATCTATATGCAGACGGACGGGCGCTCCAAAGGCCAGTCAGAAAGCTACAACCAGAACACCCAGCGGCTTGGCCGGGAGCTGATGACTCCCGCCGAGCTTGCCACCATGCCGGGGGATCGCTGTATTTTACAGCTTCGGGGCCTGCCCCCGTTCTATTCCCCAAAGTACGACTTGAAGCAGCACCCCAACTACAAATATACGGCTGAGGCCGATAAAGTGAAAAACGCCTTTTCCCTCGATCAGCTCATCAACCGCCGCAGGCGGCCTGGGCTGAATGAGGCTTGTGAGGTGTACGAGGCAGACGGGACAGACACAGGGCCCATAGGCGAGGACATCCTCAACTATGACGATGTGGATGACCCGGACGCCTATGTATAAATCCCACTTCTGGACAAAGTGTCCAGAGGTCGTAACCTGCCGCCAGAAATGGCGGCTTTTTTCATAGCCGGGGGCTCCCCCGGAGAAATGGAGGCTCTATGCAGTTTTTTTCTTCCGCGATTGATACTTTGCAGACCCTTGTTGTTGCCCTCGGCGCTGGTCTTGGCGTGTGGGGCGTTGTCAATCTGCTGGAGGGCTATGGATCGGATAATCCTGGCTCAAAAAGCCAGGGCATGAAGCAGCTCATGGCGGGCGGCGGCATCATCCTGCTGGGCACCACCTTGATCCCCCTGCTGTCCGGGCTGTTTTAAGGTAACGGCTTATGGATTTTCTCACCGACTGGCTCACAAACTGGCTCAAAGAGCTGCTGATTGGCGGGATCATGGGCAACCTGGAGGGGCTCACCGATTACGTCAACGCCCAGGTCGGGGAGATTGCGGTACAAGTGGGGACTACCCCGGCGGCTTGGAACGCCGGGGTTTTCTCCCTTATACGCCAGCTTTCCGAAACGGTGATCTTGCCGATTGCCGGTCTGGTGCTGACCTTTGTTGCCACCTATGAGCTGATACAGATGCTTTTGGAAAAGAACAATATGCACGAGTTTGATGTGGCGAATATCTATAAATGGATGTTCAAAACGGCTTGTGCCATTCTCATCCTGTCCAACACCTTTAATATCGTTATGGCGGTGTTCGATGTGTCGCAGTCCGTGATCGCCCAGGCGGGCGGGCTCATCCAGGGCTCCACGGACATCACGCCGGATATGATGGCGGAGCTGGAAACCTCCCTGGAGGGCATGGACTTGGGGCCGCTTCTCGGCCTGTGGCTCCAATCCTCTATTATCGGTGTGACCATGTGGGCGCTGGGCATTGTCATTTTTGTACTGGTCTATGGCAGGATGTTGGAAATCTATTTGCTGACCAGCTTGGCCCCCATCCCTATGGCTACCCTGGCCCACCGGGAGGTGGGGCAGACGGGCCAGAATTATCTGCGTTCCCTGTTCGCCGTGGGCTTTCAAGGGATGCTCATTCTGGTATGCGTTGCCATCTATGCGGTGCTCGTCCAAGGGATCGTCACCAGCGGAGATCCCATTGGGGCGATTTGGGGCATTGTGGGCTACACAGTTTTGCTCTGCTTTATGCTGTTTAAGACGGGCGGCATCGCCCAGCGCATCTTCGGGGCGCATTGAGAGGAGGCGCTTCAATGGAAAAAACGACATTCGATACCTCTGGACAAAGTGTCCAGAAGTCCCCGGAGGGCCTGTTCCTGCAAGACGGCATCGCGGGGCTGCGCTCTCTGCCCCGTCATTCGGTGGATATGCTTTTGACCGATCCGCCCTATGGCACCACCCGGAACTTTTGGGATGTGCCGCTGCCCCTCCCGGAGCTGTGGGAGGCGGTGAAATGGGCCGTCAAGCCGGAGGGGGCGGTGCTGTTCTTCGCACAGTGCCCCTATGATAAGGTGCTGGGGGCTTCCAACCTCCCCATGCTCCGCTATGAATGGGTGTGGTACAAGAGCCGGTGCACAGGTTTCCTCAACGCGAGGCGGGCCCCGCTGAAAAAGACGGAGAATATTCTGGTGTTCTATCAGAAACTTCCGCTTTATAACCCGCAGTTTGAACAAGGTAAGCCCTACAAGAAAATCGCGGGCAACCGTGGGGACAGCACCAACTACGGAAAGTTCATCCGCTCCGGCAGCGGATCGGAGGACGGCCTGCGCTTTCCCGGAAATGTGCTGGCCTTTCCCACCGTCCAGCGCACCGTCCATCCCACGCAAAAGCCTGTGGCGCTGAGCGAGTATTTCATCAAGACCTATACCCGGCCCGGCGAGGGGGTGGCGGACATCTGCGCTGGCTCTGGCACAACGGCAGTGGCTGCCCTCAACACAGGCCGCCGCTTTATTTGTTTTGAAACTGTCCCGGCCTACTACGCTGCCGCCAGTGAGCGCATCCGTGCGGCGCGGGCAGCGGTGGAGGCTGGGGAGAAAGGAGTTTAACTATCGGACGCTATTCTATCATTTATGCCGATCCCCCCTGGCGCTACACAGCGAAAAAGGTACAGGGGGCGGCGGAAAACCATTACCCCACCATGAGCATATCGGAGCTATGCGCGTTGCCTGTGGCCGACCTTGCGGCCAAGGACAGCGCGCTTTTTTTGTGGGCCACATTCCCGCAGCTCCCGGAGGCCCTGCGGCTGATCCAGGCGTGGGGCTTCACTTATAAAAGCGTGGCTTTCGTCTGGCTCAAACAAAACCGCAAGTCCCCCGGCTGGTTTTACGGCCTGGGCTTTTGGACACGGGGCAACGCGGAGGTCTGCCTGCTGGCGACACGGGGACACCCCAAACGGCAGGCGGCAAATGTCCATCAGTTTATCATTTCCCCTGTTCGGGAGCACAGCCGCAAGCCGGAGGAGGCCCGTGAAAAGATCGTGGCCCTTATGGGCGACTTACCCAGGGTGGAGCTGTTCGCAAGACAGTCCCCGCCCGGCTGGGACGTGTGGGGAAATGAGGTGGAGCCCACGATCCCGGACTTCTGGACAAAGTGTCCAGAGGAGGCAGATCAAAAGGAGGGCTTGTGAGCGGGCTCACTTTGGGGAGCCTGTTTGACGGGATCGGGGTTTTCCCCCTGGCGGCGTCGCGGTGCGACATCCGCCCCCTGTGGGCAAGCGAGATCGAGGCCGCCCCTATCTCTATCACCCGGCGGCACTTCCCGGATATGGCCCACCTGGGGGACATCACCAAACTGGACGGCGGGGCCATCCCTCCCGTCCATGTGCTGACCTTTGGCTCCCCCTGTCAAAATCTTTCACAGATCGGCAGGCGTGAGGGGCTGGACGGCACCAAATCCGGCCTGTTTTTTCACGCCATCCGTATCATTCAAGAAATGAGAAAGGCCACCAATGATCTATATCCAGTTATCTCTGTTTGGGAAAACGTCATGGGAGCGTTTTCTTCAAATGACCGGATGGACTTTAGAGCCGTCCTATCCGCTTTCACAGACACCGAAATTTCAATGCCTGCTTCGGGAAGATGGGCAAACGCCGGAATGGTGCGAGGGGGATGCCCCGATCTCGCATGGCGGCTCCTGGATGCCCAGCATTGGGCAAGGCCCCGGCTGGCCCGACGCCAGCGCGTCTTTCTTGTGGCAGACTTTGGAGGGCGGCGTGCTCCCGAAATATTGTTTAAGCCCCGCCCAATGCTCCCACTTCCTGCGCCTTGCACAGCGGGCGGGCTGCCCGCCCCCGGCGGAGATCGAGGCCCTGTTCTTGAAACAGGGGGGCGCGTACCCGTCACCAGACCCTTTCAAGGGTTCCGTATGCGGGGAGCCGCCAAGGAGGGGGAACAAACAGCGTTCCAAAACAGTTTCGGATTTCCAACTGACCCTTTTCCCACTCTGTTAGCCGGTACGGTGACACCGTTCGCTTTTTGGTACGAGGACGATCCGGCAGGCGGCTGTATTCGTTTCCCTACGGAATTGGAATGTGAGCGGCTGATGGGCTTGCCGGAGGGGTGGACGAAGTACGGGGCTGACGGCAGGGAGATCAGCGCGTCCCAGCGGTACAAGGCCCTGGGCAACGCCATCGCCCTGCCCTGCGCGGAGTATATCATGGCGGGGATCGCGGAGGCCCTGCGTTAAAACTGCCTGGGCTTCTGGACAAAGTGTCCAGAAGTGGCCGGGCCGGAAAGGAGTGATCAAAATTCCCTATGTGAATGTTCCCAACGATCTGTCAAAGGTCAAAACCAAACTTGCCTTTAATCTGACGAAACGCCAGCTTGTGTGCTTCGGGATCGCGGCGGCGGTGGGCGTCCCGTCCTATCTGTTGGCCCGGAGCTCCATCGGCAACACCGGGGCCATGTTCCTTATGATGGCGGTGGCGCTCCCCGCATTTTTGCTGGCTATGTATGAGAAAGACGGGCTCCCGCTGGAAAAGGTGGTGCGAAACATCATCCGGGCCCGTTTCCTGCGGCCTGGGGTGAGGCCCTACCGAACAGAAAACATTTACGCCCCGTTCACCCATCGGGGCGCTGCGGGAAAGGAGGATGCGATTGCAGAAAGCAAAAAATCAAAAGCGCGGCCCCGGAAAGGCCGCTGACCGGAAAGCTGCGTTGTCTGCCCAGCAGACGATCCCTTATCTGGTGATGCACCCGGACGGGGTGTGCCAGCTCCCCGGCGGGCTCTATACAAAGACGGTGGAATATGAGGACATCAACTATTCCGTGGCAAGCACCGAGGATCAGACGGCGATTTTCGGCGGCTGGAGTTCGTTCCTCAATTACTTTGACACCTCTTTGCCGTTCCAGCTCTCCTTTATCAACCGCCGCTCCCGTTCCCGGAACAAATACCGGGTGAACATCCCCCAGGCCCAGGATGACTTCAACAGCGTCCGGGCCGAATTTACCGGGATGCTAAAAAACCAGATTGCCCGGTCAAACAACGGGATCGAGCGGTCAAAATATATCACCTTTGGGCTCCCCGCCGATGGGATCGGGGAGGCCCGGCCCCGGCTGGAGCGTGTGGAGGCCGATGTGACAGGCAATCTCAAACGGCTGGGGGTACCTTCGGAGCCCCTGGACGGGCGGTCACGGCTGGCCCTGCTCCACAGCCAGATGCACCCCGGCAGCCGGGAGCCGTTCCGCTTCTCCTGGCAGGACATTCCCAAAACAGGGCTGGGTACCAAAGACTATATCGCCCCGGACAGCTTCGACTTTAGGCAGTCCCGCCTGTTCCGGGTGGGCCAGTATTGGGGCGCGGCTTCCTATTTGCAGATCATGGCTTCGGAGCTCTCCGATAAGCTCCTGGCGGAAATCCTGGAGCTGGACGCAGAGCTGACCGTGACCATGCACATCCAGACGGTGGATCAGCTCAAGGCCATTAAAACGGTAAAAGGCAAGCTGTCCGACATTGGAAAAATGAAGGTGGAGGAACAGCGCAAGGCGGTGCGGGCCGGGTATGATCCCGACATCCTGCCCCCCGACCTCATTACCTTTTCCAAAGACGCGGCGGAGCTGCTGGCCGACCTGCAATCCCGCAACGAGCGGATGTTTCTGCTGACTTTTACGGTGGTGAACATCGCCCCCACCCGCCAGCGGCTGGAAAATGATATTTTCACGGTGGGCGGCATCGCGCAGAAATACAACTGTGCCCTAAAGCGTCTGGACTGGCAGCAGGAGCAGGGCTTTGTGTCCTCCCTGGCCCTGGGCTATAACGAGGTGGAAATCCAGCGGGGCATGACGACCAGCTCCACGGCGATTTTCATTCCCTTTATGACCAGGGAGCTGCGGATGGCGGGGCCGTCCCTCTACTACGGGATGAACGCCCTTTCCCACAATGTCATCATAGCTGACCGGAAAAAGCTGAAATCGGCCAACGGCCTGTACCTGGGCTCTACCGGATCGGGAAAATCCTTTGCGGCAAAAAGGGAGCTCCTAAACGTGTTCCTCACCATCCCCCAGGACAGAATTTTGATCGTCGATCCAATGGGCGAGTATGCCCCGCTGGTGCGGCGGCTGGGCGGGCAAGTCATTGAGATCGCCCCCGGTTCTCCCAACCATATCAACCCTATGGACATTCGGCTGGATATGGATGAGGACGAGAGCCCGCTTTCAATGAAAGCGGATTTTTTGTTGTCCCTGTGCGAGCTGGTGGTGGGCGGCAAGGATGGTTTACAGCCTATCGAAAAGACGGTGATCGACCGCTGTGTGCGGCTCATCTACCGGGATATGGCCCTGGGGATTGGGGACAGCAAGCCGCCCTTGCTCCAGGACTTGTATGAGGAGCTTCTGAAACAGCCGGAGCCGGAGGCCCGGCGGGTGGCAACCGCCCTGGAGCTCTACTGCACCGGCTCCCTCAACCTGTTCAACCACCCGACCAATGTGGACTTGACCGCCCGCGTGGTGTGCATCGTCCTCAAAGGGCTGGGGGAAAACCTGCGGAAGATCGCCATGCACATCACCAACGATTTTGTCACTTCGGCGGTCAACGTGAATTTCCACAACGGCATTTCGACCTGGTGCTACTTTGACGAGTTTCACATTTTGCTCCGGGATGCCCTCACCGCCAGCTACTTTGTGGCCGTGTGGAAGATGCTCCGCAAAAAGGGCTGCGTCCCCAGCGCACTTACGCAGAATGTGAAAGACCTGTTAGCCAGCCGGGAGATCGAGGCCATTTTGGACAACACCGACTTTATGATCCTGTTGGCCCAGGCCCAAAGTGACCGGGCGATCCTGGCAAAGCAGCTCGGCATTTCCGAGCACCAGCTTTCCTATATCACCCACAGCAATTCCGGCGAGGGCCTGCTGTTCTATGGGGATGTGACCATCCCCTTTGTTGACCGTTTCCCCAAAGGGGAGATTTACAACCTGCTCACCACCCGCCCGGAGGATTTGAAGAATGAAGCGAAAACCGAATAGGCCAAAACAAGAGCCAATGGAACGCCCAGGCTCCTGGGAGAGCACCGCCGATCCTGGCGAGGCCGCTGGGGGCGGCTCCCCAGGTGATGCTGGGGCTGCGGACAGCGGCACCTCTGGACAAAGTGTCCAGAAGTCAAAATTTCGGCAAAAGAGCCAGCAGGAACAGGCCGCCGCGTCCAAGCTCCGTATGGAAAAGCGCGGGGAAAAGCTGGAGGCGGCCAAAGATAAGCTGGCAAAGCAGAAGCCACCCAAAAAGCCCGGCCCGGTGAGGCGGGTGGGCCGGGCCGCTGGCGGTACGGTTCACGGCTTCGTGCATGGCAAGCTCTTTGAGGTGGAACAGGAGAATGTGGGCACCGAGGGAGCCCACCGTTCCGAGCTGGCGGGTGAAACCGCCCTGCGGCATGGCTCCCGCTTCGTCAAGAAGAAAATCCGGGAACACCCGGCAAAGGCTGTCCAGCGGGCGGAGTCCAAATATATCAAGGCTGCGGCGGATCATCAGTTCCGCGTGGCGGCCCAGGAGCACCCGGAGCTGGAGAAAAATGCCTGGAAACGGTTTTGGCAGAAACGGCAATACCGCAAGCAGGCACGGCAGACCGCCAGGGCTGGGGCGGCAAAGGCGGCAAAACAGACTGCCGCCGCCACGGAAAGAGCCGGAGCCCAGGCGGTGGGCTTCATCAAGCGGCATCCCGTGGGGGTGCTCCTGGCCCTGGCCTGTGTGCTCCTGCTCTTTATCATGCAGTCCTGTTCGTCCTCCCTGGTGATGTTTGGCAACTCCGGCGCGGGGGCCGTGGGCGCTACCACCTATCCATCAAAGGATGAGGACATCCTGGGGGCTGAGGCCGCCTATGCGGATATGGAGGCGGAGCTGCAAAACTACCTGGACACCTACGAAAGCACCCACGACTATGACGAATACCATTTTGACCTGGACGGGATTGAACACGATCCCTATGTGCTCATCTCCATCCTCTCTGTGCTTCACGAGGGGGAATGGACGCTTGCCCAGGTACAGGGCACCCTGGAAATGCTCTTTGACCGCCAATACATTCTCACCGAGGATGTGGTGGTGGAGGTGCGCTACCGGACGGAAACCCGCACAGACAGCGAGGGCAACGATTATGAGGTGGAAGTCCCGTATAACTGGTATATCTGCTATGTGACGCTGGAAAACAAAAACCTTTCCCATCTCCCCCTGGAGCTTATGGGCGAGGAGGAGCTGGCCCGGTATGCCCTCTATATGTCCAGCCTGGGCAACCGGCCCGACCTGTTCCCGGAGTCCGGGTATGTGGACAAATACACGAAACCGCCCGCCGACTACGATGTGCCGGAGGAATATCTGGACGATGAAACCTTTGCGGCTATCTTGGGCGAGGCGGAAAAGTACCTGGGTTATCCCTATGTGTGGGGCGGCAGCTCCCCCGCCACTTCCTTTGACTGCTCCGGCTTCGTATCCTGGGTGATCAATCACTCCGGCTGGGATGTGGGCCGCCTGGGGGCCCAGGGGCTCTACAACATCTGCACCCCCACCAGCGCGCCCCGCCCCGGCGATCTGGTCTTTTTTGAGGGTACCTATGATACAAGCGGCGTTTCCCACTGTGGTATCTATGTGGGGGACGGGATGATGATCCATGCGGGCGATCCCATCAGCTACGCGAATTTGAATACAAGCTACTGGCAGTCCCATTTCTACGCCTACGGGCGTTTACCATGATTGGAGGTACTCTATGGCGGCAAGCAAAAGCCAAAAAATCCAGGCCGAGATCGAAAAGGTCAAGGCCAAAATCAACGAGCAGCAGGCCCGGCTCAAGGAGCTGGAGAAAAACAAGCTGGAGGCGGAAAACAGCGAGATCGTGGACATCGTGCGGGGTCTGAGCATTTCCCTGGAGGAGCTGCCCCTGGTGCTTCAGCAGCTCCGGGAGGGTACTTCTGGACAAAGTGTCCAGAAGTCGGGGCCTATGGAAAAGGAGGAAAATTGAATATGAAACGATGGAAGTCTTTGACGGCGGCGCTTTGCGCCGCTGTTCTTTTATGCGGATTCAGCACCACCGCCTATGCTGGGGGCGGCGAGTATGAGGACTACGGCGATCCCACAATGGAAACCCTGGCCCCGGAGCCGGAGCCTACCATAGAGCCCGGCCAGGGCTTTTCGGAGGAGGGCGGTTTTGTGACCCGCGACCTGCTCTATGACGAAAACACCAACAAGCAGTTTATCACCGTCCAGACCAGCGGCGGGGCTACATTTTATTTCGTCATTGACTACGACAAGCCCGTGGACGAGGAGGGCGAACAGTACGAAACCTATTTTCTGAATGTGGTGGACGAAGCCGACCTGCTGGCCGCAGCCGAGGCCGCTGGCGTGGAACAGGCGGTGTGCTCCTGCTCTGAAAAATGCGAGGTGGGGGCTGTCAATACAGAGTGCGCCGTCTGCTCTGTCAATATGGGAAAATGCGTGGGCGTCGCCCCGGAGCCTGCGGAAACTGAGGAGCCTGCGGAGGAGCCGGAAACAGGCGGCAGCATGGGGAGGCTCCTTCTCATCCTGGCAGTGGCTGGGATCGGCGGCGGGGCCGCGTTCTATTTCAAGGTGATCCGGCCCAAACAGCAGCAGGCCGCCGAGCCGGAGGAGGACTACGGCGAGGAGGACTATGAGGACGACGGCCCGCCCTGGGACGAGGACGAAAACAGCGAGGAGGATGAGGAATGAACTTTACCAATAACCCCTATGAAAAAATGATGAAACAGAAGCCCCGGCCTCTGGCCCCCTCCATCCCCAAAGAGCCCAAAGGCTCCCGTTGCTCCGGGTGCCCCTACTGGCGGGGGATCAGCTGCGTGTCCTGCTACCGGGAGCTTTTGAAAACCCCTGCCGGGAGGTGATGGGGTGGCCCGTGAACTGACCCGCGAGGAAAAAAGGAAAATCCGCGCCCTGGTGGTGAAGTGGTGCGCCAACTATAACAAGGAATATGGATGCCTGCCCCTGGAGTGCGAATGTTATATGTTCGGCAAATGCTGGACGGGGGCCTATTGCCGTTATTTCCGGGAGGCTGTCCTGCCCCTTGATCCGGCGCTGGAGGCGGCGCTCTTGACCGAGGGCCCGCCCCCGGTTTTCAAACCCTGCCCCATCTGCGGCGGGGCTGTCCCCGTGGATGGGCGCATGGCCTACTGCTCCGAGGTTTGCGCCCGGATCGCCCTGCGGCGGCAAAAGCGGGAGTATATGCGGAAAAAGCGGAGGTGATGTGTGGAAAATTAGGCCCCGGAAAACCCGCTGATCACAAGGCTTTCCGGGGCCGGTTTTGGGGTGGGCCGTATGTTTCTTTGGCCTACCCCCGTTTTAGCCAAATGCTTTCCACATCCCCACGCTGTCACTTCTGGACACTTTGTCCAGAGGTGGCGGCCTATTTGATTATGACAAGGAGGCGGTATTCTGGAAGAAAATCAAGGCTATGTGATACGCCACACGATCCTGTTTGACAACAAATGTGGCTTTGTGCTGGGGGAAAACCCCAAGGCTCCAAACCCCTATGTAACATGGCAATTCAACGAGCAGGACGGGCACCGGGACTTCTTTTGGGGCCACTATCACAACGAGCCGGATATGGCAGAACGGGATTTTCACAATCGGGCTGAGGACTATCAGCGGCGCTATCATGTGTTTGAGGTAGAGCAGGCCCCGGACAAGGAAACCTACAAATACTACTCCACCCAGCGGCCCATCGACATCGGCACCTACCCGAACAGCTACTTTAACCGTCCTGTCCACATGGATTTATATTTCACCCGCCTGGAAGTGACGGGTGAGGCGTTCCAGGCGTGTGGTGCCATCACCTATGCCCAGCCGCTGACTGAGCGGGAAATGCAGGATTATGAACTGCGGCCCTCCCGTGAAAATCTGGACATCCGGCGGCAGATGGATGCCCAGGCCCAGGTGGTAGGCAAATGGGAGGACGCCCACCATGTCCCGGAACAAAGGCGGCTGACCTGGTTTTATCCCGACTTTGGCAGCTATGTGGCGAAAGAGTATGTCACCCCGGAGCAGCTTACCGCCCGCGCCCGTGGGGTGGAGCGTCAAGTAGCAGCTAAGGCCCACAAACAGGCGAAAGAAAAACAGCCGATTGCCGAACAAATCAAGGCCGCCCAGCGGGAGGCCCTGGAGCACCGGGAGCCGGAGGCTCCAAAAAAGAAAGCCCCCGATAGGGGCGAGCGTTAG